AGGAACACGAAGCGCACATCCAAGTCCACATGGCGGCAATGCAGAACCCTGACATTATGAAGATGGTTGCCAGAGCGCCCAACAAAAAAGCTATAGAGGCCGCTTTTGCCGCGCACATTGCAGAACATGTAGCGTTTCTATACAGGGCCAAGATTGAGAAAGAGCTGGGCGTGGAGCTTCCCGGCCCAGAAGAGAAGCTACCTGAAGATATCGAACTGCGTATATCCAGACTGGCAGTGCCTGCCGCAGAACAGCTTACAGGCAAGGCCCAGATGATGGCGCAAGCAGAGCAAAACGCCAAGCAGTCGCAAGATCCTGTAATTCAGATGCAACAACGAGAGTTGGCGATCAAGGAGCAACAGGCGGCGGCTAAGGCGCAGACCGACATGGCAAAAGTCCAAGTCGATGCACAAAAGGCGGAAGCCAAAACCATGCTTGATCTGGAGAAGATGGATCAAGAGGAACGCTTAGAAAGCGCAAAACTCGCCGCAAAGGTGGCGATGCAAGATTCCAAAGAGGAAACCCAACAAGAGATAGAGGGTTTCAAGGCTGGATTCAGTTTAATCAGGGACACCCTAGATGACGAAAAAGGCAACGAATAACGTCCTACAGGCCATACAAGACGACTTGAGAACCCAGATGAATGAGGTCTCAGATCACATGGCGATAGGTGGTTGCAAGGACATGGATGAGTACTCCCGCAATGTGGGGATTATTCAGGGGTTAGCCTTTGCTGAGAGAACGCTACTAGACCTAGATGAAAGGATAGAGCGCGAGTAATTCGTTACACAAGGTAACGCATGGTGACACCAGACACCTATCTCTGGTGCAGGAACGGACTATGACTGAAGAAGACACACAGGTTGCCAAGCAACTACCCGAACCCAAAGGTTACAAATTACTCATTGCTCTGCCAGAACCCGACGAAAAAACGGAGGGGGGCATCCTCAAAGCAAAAGAAACCCTGCACATAGAAGAGATTGGCTCTGTGTGTGGATTTGTTGTGAAGATGGGCGCTGACGCTTATGGAGATCAGAAGCGGTTTCCAAGCGGCCCGTGGTGCGAGGAAGGTGATTGGGTGCTGATGCGCTCATACAGTGGAACGCGATTCAAGGTTCATGGTAAGGAATTTCGCCTTATCAATGACGATAGCGTTGAAGCAGTAGTTGAAGACCCAAGGGGGATTGTGAAGGTATGAGCGAAGAGCAGATGGAAGAGCAAACCATGTCCACTGAGGACAAGTTTTTCGGTGTCAAGACAACCATTGGCGGTGAAAAAACCGATGTTGATGTCGAAGTTGTAGATGACCGGCCCCCAGAGGATCGTCGCCCTCCGGCCAAGGAAGCCAAGGAGGAGACAGTTGAGTCAGAAGACGAAGAGTTGGAGGGTTACGGAGAAAAAGTCAAAAAACGCATTGCTAAAATGCGCTATCAACAGCATGAAGAGCGTAGGCAACGTGAAGCCGCTGAAAAGATGCGCGAAGAAGCTGTCAGAGTGGCTCAAAAGTATGCGGATGAGAACAAGAAGTATCATGCGATCATCCAAGAAGGCGAGCAGTATCTGGTTCATCAGATTCGAGAGCGAGCTAATTTGGCTCTGGAGCAAGCTAAAGGTCAATATCGCCAAGCATACGAAGAAGGAAATACGGATAAGGTTGTCGAAGCCCAAGAAGCTATGATGAGGGCGCAATCTGAGTTTCAGTCTGCTGACTATCAGATGAACCAGATGAATGCGGAGCGGCAAAGGCAGGTTCAACAGCCACAGCGTTTTCCAGAGCCGCAACCGCCAGTACAACAACCACAGCCACAGGTTCAAGCGCCACCACAGCCAACCGAAAAAGCGGCTAAGTGGGCGCAGGATAATCAGTGGTTCGGTCAGGAAAAAGACATGACTGCTCTGGCGTATGGTATCCATGAGCGGCTTGTCAGGGATGAGGGATATGATCCCAATTCCGACGAATACTTTGAGACTATAGATCGCACAATGCGCTCTAAGTTTCCAGAATACTTTGGTGGTGATGACTCGCAAGAGGTATCTGCCACTAGAAGTCCCCCCGTGGTCACAGCGCCTTCCTCACGGAATAACGGTGCGAAGCCACGCAAGGTGAAGCTGACTCGCACTCAGCTAAGCCTAGCCAAGAGGCTAGGGTTAACACCCGAACAATATGCCAACCAGCTTGTTAAGGAGGCTCAGTAATGGCAGAAGAGCGCATAAACAGGGACGCAGAGTCCAGAGAAGTTGAAACAAGAACCAGCGATTCGTGGCTTCCGGCCTCCGTATTGCCGAACCCCGCTCCGCAAGACGGATGGGTGTTCAGGTGGGTACGCACCAGCACATTGGGCCACGCGGATAACACGAATGTCTCCCAGAAGTTTCGGGAGGGTTGGGTTCCTGTTAAAGCAGAAGATCATCCAGAGCTAGAAGTAATGTCTGATATCGACTCCCGTTTTGCGGGAAACATCGAAATTGGAGGACTTCTCCTATGCAAACAGCCAGAGGCTAATGCAGAGGCGAGGGAAGCCCATTATCAGCAGGTTGCCGATAGCCAGATGGAGTCTGTGGACAACAACTTCTTAAAGCAAAACGATCCCCGAATGCCCGTTCTGAATCCTGAGCGGTCTACTCGGACTACCTTTGGTCGAGGCTGACTCCGGTTTACCGGAGAGCTTTGGCCTTTAATCTAAGTTTGGAGACTTAAAATGGCTACAGCGGCTACTCCGATGGGTGCAGAACCCGTAGGCACTCTTAGTGCTTCTGGTTCTTTCACCGGAAAAGTGCGCCATATCAAGATTGCTAGTGGTTATGCCACGGACATCTTTTATGGCGATTTCGTCAAGCTGGTTGCGGCTGGTACTCTGGAAAAGGCGGCGGTTACTACGTCTGTCGTGGCAGGAACTGTCGGCATCTTTGTCGGCGTTTCCTACACTGATCCCGGTACTGGTCAGTTAACCTTTAACCAATACTTCCCTGCCTCAACAGCGGCAAGTGACATCATGGCTTATGTCGTGGATGACCCCAAGCTGTTGTTCCAGATGCAGGGAGACGAGGCAATTGCTCAGACAGGTCTGGGTAACAACGTCTCGGCTGTCAGCACTGCTGGCTCAACTGCTATCGGTAGGAGCAAGAATGCTCTTGACGGTGGCTCTATCGCAACCACCAACACGCTTCCGCTTCGTATTGTGGACTTCGTGGATGGGCCTAAGAGTACGGTAGGTGATGCTTTCACCGACTGTATTGTGACGTACCTTCCACTTAGCCATGCCTACGAAACCAAGCTCGGCGTTTAAGGAGACTTAGGAAATGGCTATTTCACGCGCACAAATGTTGAAAGAACTGCTCCCCGGTCTGAACGCCTTGTTCGGCTTGGAATACGAGCGGTATGACGACGAACACACGATGATTTACGAAACTGAATCATCTGAGCGTTCGTTTGAGGAAGAGGTAAAGCTGTCCGGCTTCGGTGCCGCACCAGTTAAAGCTGAAGGCGCCGCCATCAGCTATGACTCGGCGCAAGAGTCGTTCACTGCTAGGTATAATCATGAAACGATTGCTCTCGGCTTCTCCATCACAGAAGAAGCAATGGAGGACAATCTATATGACTCATTGTCTGCAAGATATACAAAAGCTCTTGCAAGGGCAATGGCGCATACCAAGCAAGTGAAGTCAGCGAATCCGTTGAATAACGGTTTCAACACCTTCCAATCTGGTGACGGCGTAACGCTGTTCAGCACATCTCACCCTCTGGTAAACGGTGGAACTAACTCCAACCGTCCCACCACTGCGGCTGATTTGAACGAAACCTCACTGGAAGATGCTGTGATTAATATCGCCGCATTTACCGATGAGCGTGGACTGTTGATCGCGGCACGGCCTCGTCGTTTGATTGTTCCCCCCGCACTTCAGTTTGTAGCAACTCGTTTGCTTGAGACTGAAGGTCGAGTCGGAACTTCTGACAACGACATCAACGCCCTTCGCAACAACGGGTCAATCCCAGAAGGCTACTCTGTCAATCACTTCCTGACTGACGTTAATGCCTTCTTCTTGATTACCGATGTACCGAACGGCATGAAGCACTTCGACAGAACAGCGTTGGAGACATCAATGGATGGCGACTTTGATACGGGCAATGTCCGTTACAAAGCCCGTGAAAGATACAGCTTTGGCGTATCTGATCCACTCGGAATTTACGGCTCGCCCGGAACTTCCTAA